CCACAACTGGACGACTTGCCGCAATTGCATCAATTTCAATCGCAGTATTTAAGTCTTGCTTTTTAAGTGCTAAAACTAATGTCTGCGTATTTACTCTTGTTCCTGTGTTTCTGTCCGCTACTGTAACCTCCTCAAGTGTATTCCCATCTGCTAACAAATCATATTTGTAAACAGTCGTAAGCCCCAGCCCTAAAGCCGTAACTTCTTTACCTACTACGGTAAATGCTCCGTCCGCTTCTGAAAAGTTCGCAAAGAAGGCATTCTTTAGCCCTCCTAGCGAAGTTTTACACGGTTCTATTCTACCCTTTCCAACTAAGCAACTCATTAGGCTACGTTTGGTCTATATAGTACGATTTCAGCTCCGTAAGCGTATTGTACGCCTGCAGCTAATACTATTTTGGTTCTTATCTGTCCGCTCAAATCCACTTCGTCCATGTCTTTGATTCGGATCTCGTTTAAATCGCTTAATGCGCTTGTCCCTAGAACTAGGTTTTCTCTGTTGTAACCTACCATTGTATTTGCAGGAAGTCCTTTAATTTCAGTTAAAGTGTAACCTTCAAAGTCAAACTCATTAGGGTTTAAGAAAGTACCGTTTGAGCGTGCTTGTGTTCCGTAAGCTCTTTTTATTGCTCTAATAACGTTAGTAGATACTCCGAAAATGTGGTTATCAGATTGTAAAACCTCATCTGTGTGAGCGTCGATAAACTTACCTAGTTCAGCTTCTACGTTAGCAGCAGTAATTGCAACAGGCGTTCCTGTTACATCTATAACAGTTGCGTCAGCTTCCAAAAGTGGCACAAAACCAGCTAGGTTACCAGCAGCTCCATCACCTTGCCAAATGTCCTTATCAATTTTGCGCGCTAATCTGTTTCCCATATCGGTTAACATAAAGCCTTGCTCAGTTGAAGGGATACCGTTGTCGTTGTGAGCAGAAAAGCCCATTTCGGCTGCAGTCCAAAGTTGACGGAAATCTTCTTTACAAATTTCTTTGTCAGATTTGATTTTCTTTAAAGACAATTGACGCTCGTCAATGTTTACGTCTCCTAGGGGTGTAAATCCACACGCATAATCTGCATAACCCTCAACGGTGTTCATTCTTCTAAGGTACACATTTTGATCTGGTACGTTAGGAATTACCCTTACTAGGTTTTGGCTAATGGTGTTAGCCTCTTTTATCATTTCAAGAAAGTAGCCACCTGCTACCTGCCCTACATAGTTAGTTGCTATTGTTGTTGTTGTTGGCATTATTATTTATTTTTAAGTGATTCCAATCTTTCAGCTAGTGAAAGCTTACGATTGTTTTCGATTGTTAATTTTGTTGCTTTTGGCTTTATGCCTTCGCTTACTGGCTTAGCTTTAAATTCAGCTAGTTCTGTTTTTACTTGCGTCAAATCAGCTTTAAGACCCAAAAGTGCATCTAATAATTGATTGATTTTGTCGTCGCTCATTTCTGCTTCTTCTTCTGCTACTTTTGCAGATACAGAATCAACTACGCCCTCTTCAACTACTACCAAAATCTGGTCGCCTTCAAGTTCGTATTCGCCAACTGGCACAGGCACGTTGCCCTCTTCGCCTACTATTGAAATAGCTACGCCAGCTTCTAAGGTTTCCCCCTCAAATTCCATCGTTACTGTTCCATCAGCACTTTTTACCTCGCCTAGCTTTACCGCTTTAGCTTCAGGTGTTTCAGCAAATAGGGCTTTAAATTGCTCCCATTTACTGGTTTCTTTTGTTTCACTCATTTTTACCTCGTTTAAATTAAAAAAACCATCTATTGAAAACCCTTGAATTTCTCCAGCTTTAGCCATTGCCCAAACTGCATCATCATGTATTTTCATTGTTACCATCCACGAACCTACTGGCTCGTCAAATCCGTATTTTCTACTTTTATCTTTGTCTGTGTCCTCGATTATCCAGCTTTCCACTACGCTTACCTTGTCGCTGCCTAAATCAATCTCATGTTCAATAGTACTATTATTACTATTTCCGTTGCGTATGAAGTCGTATGCTGCCTTCTCGATCGTGTCAGCACTAAATACAATGTTATATTCTCCCATCTCTGGGTCATTTCTATATATAGGCTTATCTGGAATTAAAGCTACTCCCATTAAAACACGTCGCTCATCCGAAATAGTAGCTAGTTTTATTGGCTTGCTTGCATCCTTAAGAGTAATGAATTTTGATTCCATAGCAGGGGATTTAACTACACTAAGAGCGTAGATGCCTTTATTTTGCTCTGGATCATAAGAGATTTGAAATGTCTTCATACACTACTAACGAAAAACTATACAGTCTTGTTTTTTTTTAAAAGTGTGTTCAATTGTTATCATTACCAAATAGCACCTAAACCGTTGCTATCATTGGATGTGTTCAATGTTATAGTATAAAATCACTTTTTCCGATATTCTAACGTGGTAATTTAATCGAAACACGTTTCTAATATTAATATATAAACTTTTAAAGAAAAGTAGTATAACAATGATAACACTACTAACCACGGTACTTGCCAGAGGTTATATCTATAACACTAATGATAACATAATTAACATATGTTAAACAAATAAAGAAAATTAGCAATAAATTAGGTTATTATTTATAAATAGTATTATATTTGTAACCTAAACTAAAACAAACATTATGAAACTACTTTTTAGAAATTCGAGAACCCAACGCATAGAATGTTTGAGGTACAACCTCAATGATGCCCCCCTTTATGTTGAGCCTATTACAAATGGCAAGCATAAAGGGTATTATATCGACGTTCTTAGAAACGTTATTATTTCGGTGGATAGTAAAGCGCTTAGATATGCAGCTATTGTTAACGAGGGCTTAAAAGTTGTAAGCTATTACAATGATGATTGTGAATTGATAGAGCTTTCAACGCCTATTTCATATACAGATATACCATTTAACTAACATTTCATAGGTTTACGGTCAACCTTAAAAACCGTTTTAACTAACCTAAACTAAAATAAACATTATGAATTTTTTAAACATGAATTTACCACCAGAAGAAAACAACAAGAATAAAAACCTAAATTCTTGGTTTGATTTTATGAATGATCAAATGAATAAAATAGAGGAAAGCAATCACAAACAAAAAGTTAATAATTTGCTATCTGATAACGATATAAAACCATTTGATTAACTATGGACATAAACGAAGCTATGCGCATCTGTTTTAAAAACAACGTAAAAATATACCCGCAAATAAACCGCTCAATTTATAGGGTTGCAATAGATCGAGATGGGGAAATACAAATCGGGCAAAAAACTTTTAATAATAAAACCATAAATGATGCAATAATTAAAACATATTTGTATATTGCAAAAGAATTAAACAGTAAGCTATGAAAACACAAACCGCAGAAATACTAAAGGTATTGATTAGAAATGAATTTGATAATATCGATCATTCACTTGATTACATTACAGAAAACGGCACTAAGCTAATTAACGCTGCGTTAGATTTAGGCTTTGAAGATATGGCAGCGGAAATGCAAAGCGATTTATTATGAGCGATTGGTTTGACGATTTAGACATACACCCTAGCTGGGAGCAAGAAGATACACATTGCAAATGCTGCGGTGTTGTAACAGATAACGAAAGCTATTGCAGTAAAGGCTGCAAGATTGAGGATAACGAATGAGATCATTTATAGAAATAGAACTCGCCAAAAATAAGTGGCTAGAGTATTACAAAAATAACCCAGAAGATAAAACGCTACCACCTAGGGGCGATCAATTAACTGATGATTGGATGGGTCGTAGAAAAGCATTGTTAACGATTAAAGAAGAGACAACATGAAGAAATTAATAGGAAAAATTATTTGGGAATTAAGTGAGCTTTTTGAGGTAGGACTTGGAAAATATGCGCCGACTGTTTTTGGTTGGATGATAGGCTCAAAAGGATTAAAAAAGTAAAAATTATTTATACAAATTGTTAGCAAAAATTAAATTTTTATAATGGAAAAACTACCGAAGAAAATAAGCGAGATAATTAAAGAAGCCCCTTATAGCTACTCATTTTTAGCCGTAAGCGAATATTTAAATAAAAGAGTAGGGGCAAATGAATTACATAGAAGATGGAAAATAGATAAAAAATTATATTTAAAGTAAAAAACTAAAAAACAAACAAAATGGAAAAATTTATTAGTACAAAAAGATTTACCTTAAAAGATAAGGAGTATGAAAATACACTTTACAGGTTGGAGTTTAACGAAGAAAAACAACAATTTCATCTCGATAGATTTAGGCATGAAGAAAACACTCATGGTTGGAGAACAATATCAGATTACTGCACAGATTTAGAATTTAAGGTTTTTGAGGCTTTTATTAATCGTAAGCGTAAAAACAAATTTACAGTAGAATACCTTTTAAAATCCAAAAGTGAACTTATTAGATTTTGGGATATTTTATTGGAATACCATTTAGATATTAAGTAAGAGTTGTTTGAATACTATTGCGTAATAAGTCCAGTTTATAACTAAATAAACTGGACTTTTAACATTTACAAAGCAGCTTGCCCGAAGGTGGCTCTGTCCATCTCTTGCTGATTCGTTACGTCTGACCCTACCACAAAAGCCCTAACTGGTGCAGCTCCTTCTACATCTCCAGCCAATTGATTAACTCCACTTGATGCCGTTAGGTTAAACGCTGGGGCTTGTGCGCCTTGATTGGGTGTGCTTATGTTTGGAACGCTTCCACCAGCTCCACCTCCTGGAGTTTTTACTTTTACTATTTCCTTTATACTTTTTAAACCAGCGGCGGCAGCTACACCCGCAGCAATAGGAGCAAGTACAGGACCTACAAATGGAGTTTTAACAACCGAATTATATGCTCCAATTGCCGAGCCTATTGTATCAATGGTTGCACTTGCTATCGCTGCGGTCTTTCCTACTTTAGAACCTTCGCCAACTAATTGAGTAATGCTAGACAATACTTGCGAGCT